TATTCTCTTACATGAAGTGATGCAGATTGTCCTAGTTCTTCTAGTCCTCTACCAGTAACAAAAGAATTTGGTGATATTGCATCATCTTGTACAGGATAACCTGCAACAACTCTTAATTGTCTTTCTAATCTACCTACAGACTCAAATAATTGATACGGTAGGTTATTAACAGGTTTGACAACTTGTGAACCAGGAGATAGATAATTTATAGAGTTTCTACCTTTTCTATATTGTCCTGACTCTAGTTCTCCAATAATGTTTGTTTCTGTAAATACTGCATCCTCCATAGCTATTACAGATAAAATATTTATTTTTGCCATAGAAGCCATAAGTCCTATGACTTGGTCAAACTGACCTTGTAATTTATCAAAACTAAATCTTTTTGCAATAACAAATGCAGGACCTGATTTAAGTGGATTAGGAACAAAGTCAACTATTTTTTTAGAAGCAGGATGTAAAATGTAAGTTCCTTCTATATTCATGTACTCAACAATTACTTCTCCACTTTCATTAGTATTTTCCCAACTACCATCATTTGTATATTGATTGTATGAAATGTTATAGAACTGTTCTTGTGTTTCTTTATTATCAGCTTCGAAATATGCTTTAAGTTCTGGATACATTGATATAAGATTTTTTACAGGAACTTTTTGTATTATTGCAAGTTCTGATGGTTCTTGCATATTTCCATAGTATCCAGGAAAACAATCATAAGGATTACGCAATTCTGCACAAGGATACATATTTCCATTTGCATCTGGCTTTGATGTAATAACCCATACTGCAAATCCATAACCAGGTAGCCATCTAGCTACTTGTGGAAGTTGTAAATCTAATCTTTGCATTTTATCAAATGCAGTAACAATTCTTTCTAATTTATCTTTCTTGCCTTTATTTCTTTGACTATCTCTAGCATTTGTAATATGTACATCTAATGTTGGAACTTTGCCAATTTTTTGTGCAAGTCTATCTAAAGCAGATAATAATAAGTTTGGTGCTGGTAAAGTATAAGAGTCCATACTATCCATTCCTGCACCTAGTAAATCTCTTATACCATGCTCACCACCATTAAGAATATTTCTAAATCTACTTCTATCTAGAAGAGAGTCGTCATGCATCTTTTTAAGATAAACTGCTCTATCTATAATCTGGTCAGGTGTCACATTAACTCCATGGTATGTCATTTAAGTCTAACATATTGTAACCCTCATAACTAGGAGTGTAATCTAATCCCATATCTGCATATGTTAGTTTTTGCAAGTTTCTAATTACTTTCATTGGAAACCAGCTTGCCATTACTATATCACTTTTATAAGAGTTTTTATTGCCTTTTGAAGCAAAATATGAAAGTTGTTTTGTGTATGCAATACTTTTAGATTGTGCTTCTGGCGAGTAAAAAGGTAAAACAATCTTATGTTCTGCAAACATCGGTGCTAATGCTGTAACACCAAATCTTTCATCCCACTTGTTTTTATGAGTTTCGTGTCCTTCTAATTTTATTCCGTGCATATTTGCATATTGTTTTGTAGTTTCATCTTGACGTATAGCTTTTTGAAAACCATTTTCTTCTATTACCCAGTGATAACATCCATACATATCAAACCATTTCTTAATAAGATTACGTGCTTCTTCAAGACCACCACCTTGTTGATTCTCCATATCTACCATTTGTAACTTTATATCATCAGCAGATGTTTCTACTGCCCACAAGAATCCTGCTTGATAACCTGTAGCAGCAGGGTCAAGTCCTGCAACAAGGTATGCAGATTGTGGTATGTTACCTAAATCAACATTTTGGTCATAACATTCTTTTATAACTTCTGGATTAAACAAAGATAAACCTTTTGCCTGTGCTTTATTTAGATAAACCATCTCAAATCTTTGTACACCACCAGTAGTTTGTGCATCTCTCTTTCTATTCATAAGCCATTTAAAACTTCGTTTATCTTCCCATAACATACAATCTTTATGGTCATCTTCATCAAACTCTGGTATTACACACATTGAATCATGTGCTTCTTCTACTATTGTTTCCCATGCTTCGTTTTCTAATAATGCAGAATATAAATCATCTGGGTGTTGTCTTGAACCAATAACAACCATTGCTGTATGTTCTTCTTTTCTAGAACCTAATGTGGTTGTCCACCAATTTTTTGTGTTTCTTCTTGATGCAGGTTGCATAGTTGATGAAAAGTCTTCAATGTCGTCTGCAATGATTATGTCACAGTCTCTTGAAAGAATCTTACCACCTCTACCTAAACCAACCATTGTAGGTGATTTTATACCTGAAACAGTTCTTGTAGATACTGTAAAACCATTTTGTGACCAAGATTTACCAGTTCTTGTAGCTGGTTTGAATGAACCATTAGGTCCACAAAAATCTTCTTTGAGTCCTTCATTGTTCTCTAAAGTATCAAGTACAGAAGATACAGAGTTTTTTGCAATATCTTCATTACCACCTATCCAAAGTATTCTTATGTTTGGATTTCTGCATATAAGCCAAACTACAAAGTGTATTAGAAGTTCTGTTTTGCCATGTCTTGGTGGTGATAATATCATTTGTTGTCCACCATTAAGTAATGCTTTATTTATAGACTTTATCCATTTATTGTGAAAGTCTGCTGTTTCAAAAGGTACACCTAGTTCTGTAAGAAAATATCTATCTCTAAAACCTTTAAACTCTTTTAATGATTGCTTTGCATCATCAGATAGTTCCCAGTTTTGTGTTGCTGCTTCTATTTCAATATCTTCACGATATGCAGCCATAAGTCTTGCTACATTACCGACTGTACATCCTAAACCTGCAGCAACTTCTTGTCTAGTAATCTTTCCATTAAGAAGTTCTAATGCGTAACCTTCATTGATAAATTTTTCATAATACTGTCCACGTCTTACTGTTGCAGCTTGTGGTTGATTTACATCTTTGATAGGTAGTTTATATTCTTCACCTTTGTCTTTTGCTCTTTTGATACGCATAGATATTCTTCTATAACATTTCTTAGAACAATACTTTGTAGCGTTTGGTGGTAAAGAATTATTGCAATCGTCTGCTATACATACAACATTTACCATTTAACCCTGTTAGCCCAGTATGCTGCAGACATTTTACCTTTTTTGATATTTTTTGCGTGTCTAGCTTTAAAAGACTTTCTCCTTGCTTTCGACCTTGCATCTTGTTTTTTACCTGCAGTAGTTACTCCCTGTTGTCCAAACCTAATTAATTTAAGTTGATGACCTTCTTGTGCTAAAACAATATGTGATTTAGTTTTATGTTTAGGTGTACGCTTTGGTTTATTAACACCTTTGAGTCCGTGTTTCTTTAATAAATTTTTTTTTCTTGCAGAATTACTGTGTGGCATTAGCTCATCTTTGGTTTTCTTTTACCGCTCTGACGAAGTTTTTTAAAGTCAGCTCCAGTAATTTTATCAAAAGGTGGTGCAACTCTTGCAATCTTTTTTTGAGCTGCTGAATATTCTCCATTACCCTTTGGCATTATTTACCTACTTTCTTCTGTGCGTTTACGTGAGCTTTATTAAAACTAGCTCCTCTTCTCATACTATTATACATATACTGCATGTGTTTTTTAGTATGATGCTTAGAATGTTTCTTCATAGCATTCTGTTGTGATTTAGTAAGTTTTGATATATCTACGCCTTTTACTTTCATTTCTTTTTCTTCTTTACAATTTTTTTTATCTTACCATTTTTGGTTCTAGCAAACTTATGTGTCTTAGTTTCTCTAATAAGAGTTCCATAATATCTTTTGCCTTTCCACATCCAGCTTACAGTCTTAGCCATTATTTTTTCTTCTTTCTTTTAACAGCTCTTGATTTCTGTACAGCTTTCAAATCTATATATCGTCCTTCCTTATAAGCCTTAGCTGTACTTCGAATTTCACGTGCCACAGACGCTTTAGAATTTCTTTTATTCTGTAAATACTTAGCAGGTACACCTTTCTCATATTTGACCTTTCTCTTACTTTTTTTTCTTGGCACTGCTGCCTCTCTTTATGTCATTATCTTGAGAATGACCACCCCTAATAAAACTATTAACTCTCCCCATAGCCCAAGCAGCCATGGAAGCTGACCTAGAACCTGATGATAAATATGCTCCTTGTCCACGCCTATAAACTCTTGCGAGCTGTCCATATGAGTATTTTGACTTAGCAGCTTTTTTTCTAAGAGTTGCTTTTGTTTTTTCATTCAAGGGTTTCCTTGCAGGTTTCTTTTTTGCCATTATTCCTCTTCTAAACTATTCTTTAAATTTACCATATCTTGCATATTTATATTATAGTCAGAAACAAACTTCTCTATCAACGCATCTATCTTTGATACGTTATGTTTTTTATTTATTAATTTAGACCCACAGGCTTCTGATAAGTCTATAGCCCAACTCTTCAAATCCTCTGGTGTTTTAAAAATATTTTGTCGATTTTTTATGGACATGTCCACCTCCTATCAAAAAGATAGTAACTTATGTTACATCTTCTTTTTTCTCTTTTTGCCTTTTTTCATTTTCATTCCGTAATGTTTTGGCATTTAGTTTACCTCCATATCTTTTGTTGTACTCTGTACAACCAAGATTACCACAGAATCTGTATCCACCTTTTATTTTAAATGGATTATGACATGACTTGCATGCCGTTACTTTTCTCATGTAGTTTTATTCTACAATGTTATCTACTTGGATATTTACAATTGCAAATACTTACTCTTGTATATCCGTTTTTATGTATAAAAGTTCTACATTTATATTTTTCTTTCATCAGTCATCACCAGCCCAATTAGGGTTACCTTTGTATTCTTCTATACTTGTTCCGTATAAATCTAACATAGTGAGAAAAACTTTTTCTGATACTATCAGACCTTTTTTAATTAACCACCTGTATGGTGCAGTAAATACTTTATTTTCTATTTCTTTGAATTTATCCAGCATCAGCTAATGTATCCTCTAGCACGTGATAGCTGACCATCATCTCGTTGACGACTCCTGTCTTCATCATCACATCTTTCGGCACTAGCAATGTTCGTGAAAAAAAATTTTTATTTTCTGACCTTACTATAGGGTATGTATCTTGTGATAACCATTCAAGTATGTGTGGCACTAAGTCTTCTGGTTTCCACCAATAAACTAATGCAGTTGGGTGTTGCCAATAGAAAAGATAGTCAGGAAAAGTTTTCATAACTGCACCAATCTTTTTTGTGCCATCATCTTGTACAATCATTATTTCAAGTGCAAAGTTATCTGTATCATTCATTTTGGTATCAGTTTTTACTTCTACATACCTTGTACCTAATTCATCATTAATAATAAATAAATCAGCACCTTTCATTTGTTCGTCAAACTTTGCATCTCGACAAATAAATTTATTCCCACCTTCATCATTCTTTAGACTTTCATAATGTCGTCTAATAAGGTGTTCACCTAATTTACCTATTGCGTGTTGTGTTTCAAATGTAAACATTTTATCCTCCTGTAAATAACTTGTTTTATTCTAGCATTATGTTTATACTATCCACAACAAATAGTTTTTTTTAACTACAGAGTTACAGGTAAGAGCTATCGGACGGCAAAAAGCTGACTGCATCTTATAGATGGACTGGGATTACCACAAAGTCAGTACCCAAGGACTCTAGAAAGAAAAAAATTCAAAAATTTTCCTGATATGTCCGCTATGCTCGAAAATACACACCACAGTCTACAAGTAAATAATACGTATTTTAAACTATACATTATACAGATTTCTGTTAAAATACTACACAGGGAGACTGGTGTGGTCCTTGTTTGGTAATACCTGTAAGTAACCTGTAACAATAACTTCACGCGAGTGAAGATTCAACAAACATCTTACTGGTCTCCCTACTTAAGTTCCTTGTAAATTACCAGAATATCCCGGAAACCTTACGTATATACATACCCCACCCCCTATGTTAAGACTACGCGCACATGCGCACACGCACAGTGCATAGCATGTGTTGGTATATATCTAGTCTAGGTAAGACTGATGTGTTCTATGTATCAAATGTAATACTCTAGGTACATAGTGTAGTGTTTTGTATCACAAATGGTAGCCCTATGCATTGAACCATACAACATACGCACGGAGCAATTCAGCAATGTATCTAAGACTATCTCGTGTACATGGGGAGTACTAACATTACATTGGTCGTTATAGCATATCAGTAAAGGCGAACACGAGTTTGTCGCATTGGCGACAAAGCCTTGACAGACACGCTCCACTCCAATTACAGTAATGTTAGCTAATAGAAAGGAATATACAATGGCTAAAAATACATGGACACCTAAGAACAAAACTTATGGTGTAATCAAAGGAACTAACTACTATGGCGTAAAGCTAGTAGGTAAGGATAGTCCAAGAGAAGATGGCAAGTCAGCTTTCTTTATCATGCAGAAAACAGATGCTTTCGGCAATGGTAAGAAGTTGCATGACACTCCACTCACGCACTATCCAGCTTACATGCAGTTCAAAGCCATAGTGGAAAACAATCCTAAGGCGTTGGAGAAAGGTAAGTTCAAACTAAACTCCAATGGCTCAATACCAAAAGCCTTAGTATCTCTACTAGGTACAGACAAAGTAGCTAAAGAGATAGAAGGAGTTCCAACTCTCTCACAATGCAAACAAGAAATGCAATCATGGGGGAGTTAATCCTTCTCGTGTTCTTTTGTTTACTTAGCTATTTTACAGGTAAGTATTCTTGAACTAAATCAAAGTCGGCTAGTCGAAAGGCTAGTCGGCTTTTTTTTATTTAGTCGGTGGGGAGCGAGTGTATCATACCAAAATCTACCCTACCCCCAACAGTCCTATGCATATCAATTCGTAATGAATGCTATCAAAAAAAAATTTCCCCTATGCATATGCGATAGAGGGCGAGAACCCCATAACACGCATATACGAATGGGGCTGTCAAGTCGTTCTCTTTAATGGGGCAAATTTGCAAAAAATTTTTTTGTCGGCAAAACTGTTGTTGAGATTTTTTTCTCAGCTATTTTATTTATTCATGCACACATGCACTAATGAAAGGAGTTGTTATGGGCAAGAAAAAATATATTACACATACACCTAATACAAAGAAAGCTTTGATTGGTGTTGATGAGAACAATGGTCGGCTTGTGTATGCCGATACAGGACTACCTGTTATCCGTACACAGACAGAGTTCATGACAGAGAGTCAAGACAAAGACCTGTACAAGCACGAGTGTATTGCTTGTGGAGTTCTAACCAACGCAGAGTTTCCTAGATGTTGGGACTGTGTAAATCAAGACAAAGAATTGGAGAACAAGATGAAACGACTAGCTCGGCTATCAAGAGAAGGTATTATCCCAGAAGATGATACCAACGGAGTTAGAGATGCTAGTTATCAATACAACGATAGCGTTACTGTTGTTGTAGATAATTACAAAACTTGCAGTAATTGTTTCATAGTCTTACCGAAATCTTTCGGTCGTAAAAGACTATGTGAACATTGTAGGAAGTAATTAGCTAGAGTAGTCTGGGCATACCAATCGTAGTTGTTTGAAGGCTTTTTCATTGCCTCTCTTTTGCTACGATACTTGGACTACTCTATGGTAATTATTACAGAGTAGGCGTATTCCTTTCACTAGGGTGCGAAGCTAAATATCGCACTCCCAATATGCGTACTAATAGCTAAGCAACCATGTATGCCTACTCTGTAATAGTTACAAGACATGTTGCTATCGTTTATAAATTTATTTCCATAGATTAATAAACAACGGCTAATGGATTGTGGTCGTGTTTGACTAGCAACACCTTGTAACCGAATGGCTATCTATGAGTAGGAAGTCTTTACTACTTGCCCTGTTTTGACTGACTGAAAGTAGATAGCTTGATATCTATACAGAACTAATGTTCTACCTTGAAAAAATAAATGTTATTTAGTCGTGTAGGTATCAAGCTATTTATACAGATAGCAACGAGAACCATATTAAGAGAGAGGAAAATTATGGTATGTGATATGTGTCATCAAGACACTTATACAAAATTATTGATAGAAGCAAATGTAAAATCCTCTGTTTATCACAGAGTATTGTGTCGTACTTGTGGCTATCAAACTGTCAAAAGAATGAATACAAAGAAAGGTGGTGTACATTAATGGCAAACATGCAACCAGCAGATGAAGAAGAATTTGCTGAACATATCAAAGAAGTTGAAAGTCGTGGATTTGATAATCATCAAGACTACCGACTTCACAATGGTGTAAGTATATACGCTGCAAACATTGTAGATATCACAAAAGAAGGAGAGCCGAAGACTACTCGTATGCATACGACAGCTTCATCTTATGGTCAAGCCTTTGGGGAAATGTGGGATACAATGTATCAAGTAGGTATTGCTTCTGCACTAAACAGTTTATCAGCTTTCATTGGAAGTATGATAAAGGACTTAACAGAGAAAGGAACTCCCCCCGAAGCTATGCTCGGTGCAACATTGAGTATGATGTCGGACACAGAGTTTCATAAGATGTTCTTTGATGCAGTCAAACAAGGACAACCAGAAATGATTGCTATTGGTAATCCAGATTTGGTTGGCTCTATGATTGCTCAAACAATAAATTCAGATGAAATCAGCGAGGAACTTGATAAGTTCATCAATGATGTAATGAAAGGAGATGAAGAAGAATGAGTAATAACGAATGATTACTCGTTTGAAGAAAAGAAAAAATTGTTTGAAAAGAAGAAAATCACATGTATGTAAATACAAGAAAACTTCTTGGGGTGCTTCTCAATGCATTATTTGTTACGAGTGGTATAGCGAACAATTTAAATGTGATGTTTGTCGACCAATCATCATAGAAAGGATAAAGAGATGAGATTAAAAGAAGATAAAGAAATCTTTGAATACGAGGATAGTAATCCTAAGAGAATAAACAATGAACTCTCTGTGGATTTTATCTTTCCTAATGATATATCCAAAGATGAAGCAGTTAAGTTCATTACAGAACAACTAGAAAACTATCCAATGGATTGGACTATTGATATATGGACAACTCCTAATGATATGTAAAGACTGCAATCAAGAAATAAACCGAGCGTCAGTATCAATAGATGATATCTTAGCACACCCAGATATCACTCTAGATGTTGACTATTGGATAAACAGAGAACATAAGAAGGTGTGTAGAAAGGTAACACTATGAACGATACAGAGAAGATTGAAGAATATTCTCAAAGACTAAAGAACTGTGCTATTACTGTTGACATATTGAGATACCTAAATGGTATCGCTATTGATATGGACTTCAACAGAAGCATTGAGCCAGAGTTTCTTGATGAAACTATGAAAACAGAACGAGCTATGGAAACTGATATTGTTGCAGACAGTAGGTTTCCTGTTGTTGTTCTTATGGCAGTTCCACATTACTACAAGCGTGGTGAACTAACTGATGTTCATGTTCGTATGGTAATGGAAGTTATTGTGAAAAGTAAAATCGGTAGAGAACTAGACCAAGAGTATGCAACTATTCAAGTTGATGTACCTATGGAAGTGCTAGAACATCTACCAAACATTCCAGAAATTCGTTGGATTGATACAAAAGTCAACCGACAAGATTGGATAAAAGTCTGGGAAAATGTAGATAAAGACAAACTCAATCAAGATTTTGTCAAAGAGATTGAAACTTTCCTAGAGATACAAGATGAAAGGAGAGAAGAAGAATGACTGAGAAAGGTTGTTGGGAACAACTAGAAACAGTTATCGGTTACAGCGACAGAATACTTCTGTATGGTGTAGCAGGTACAGGTAAAACATATCAAGCCAATCGCTTTGGTTTGAAGAAAGGACAAGGTACATACAACATTACATTGACAGCAGACAGCACGGCTACTGAATTGATGGGGCATTACATAGCTACTTCTGATGGTGGTTTTCGTTGGAAAGATGGTAATGGTACTCGTGCTTTCAAAGAAGGCTCACGCCTTGTTATCAATGAGATAGACCACGCAGGAGCAGATGTGCAAACATTTCTCCACGCTTTGCTAGATGACAAAGAGTTTGCTGGTTTCAATCTACCAGATGACGAAGGTACTTTTGTAAGACCATTGCCTAGCTTTCAATGTATTGCAACAATGAACGGCTATCCAGATGACTTACCAGAGCCACTTGCAGATAGGTTTCCTATCAAGATTAACATTGATAAGATACACCCTTCTGCGTTGGAAAGTCTAGGTAAAAGACTTAAAGCTATCTACCTAGATACTGATGGTAGAAACTTGTCTATTCGTAAGTGGATTGAGTTGAAGAAACTAATGGATAGTGAAGCAGATGATGTTACAGCAATACAGATATTGTTTCCAGATGAAGATGAACAATATACTGTGCTTTCTGCTCTAAATCTTCAAGATGAACAACTACCAAACGAAGAAGATGAGTAAGCCAACAAGTCTTTTTCGTGTTAAAAGGAACAATCAAGTTAAACTTGGATTGCCTTCTGTACTACCAAATGTATCTTTGTTTGCTAACCAAGTTAGAAAATACAAAGTGTTGTACTCAAGCACTCCAGAAATAAAAGATGGTACTGACTTTCACAGTATCAATGTTCCTAAATGGATAGCACCAACAAGTGATGTTGATAGACAATACCTTGTTGAAACTGCTGTTCAAAGAGAAAGACTGTTCGCCAATATGAACTTTCGCAAAAAGGATATGAGATTATTGTATTTTGCTCAAATGCTTTGGGCTATGCGTTGGGTTAATTACTCTAGTAAGAAAGTATTGGTAAAGCTAGGTGGTAGTAGAAGATATGATGAACTGAAAGCAAAAGTTAATCAATGGAACATTGACAATGGTTGGGACAATAATGAAGAAGGTCTAAGACAGATGATTGTTGAAGAAGACATATCTAAAAGTCAAGTTGCCTTTATGGAAAGGTGGCGTAGACACGCTTCATACTATGCAAACATAGGATTGAAGATTGATAGAAGTGATGTAGAGATGAAAATATATCGTCTTGTACAACAACTTTACCAACACAATGACAGTCGTAGATTTGTTAGAGATGTTGTGTATATGTTTGCTTTGCAAACAGAATTTAAATACAACATAAGTGAACATCAAATCCAAAAGATTGTTATGGCTAATGTTCCATTTGATGTACCTATTGATGTACAACAAGAAGATGTGAGTTATGTTAGAAATCTAATCCATCGTGGATTTGAAAGAGTAAGACAAGCTACATCTTCTGCTCAACGATTGTCAATACAAAAAAGTCAATGGCGATATGACCACGAAGAAGAAAATTGGAAAGTAAGAAATTCTAACTTGACAAAGTCTATGCTTAGGTATCGTATATCCAAGATATACAATGCACTTGATGGACAGAACTATGGTGGCTCTATGCGTGGGCTTCCTACTGAATTGCCAAGTAAATCTTATGTTGCTCCAAAGAGTAAACCAAAAGAAGAAATGACACCAGACGGCTTGACTTTGCCTAAGGAACTAAGTGATGAGCTTAAGAAAAATATTATGGATAGAGCAGACCATAATCACAAGCGACACTTTGTTGACCATAGGACTAACGCAGGTGGTGTTCATGGTGTTGGTAACATACACAAGTTCAAGCCTAATGCTAGAGTGCATAAAGCCATAAGAGAACTAAGGAAAAGAAATCACGATAGTGGTGTTGTGCCTAAGAATATGCACAGACTTACTACTGACCGAAAGGTATTTCAAAACAGAAAAACTGTTGCAGGTGGTAGTGTGATGATTGACTGTTCTGGAAGTATGGGCTTTAGTTCAAGTGATGTTCAAGAAGTTGTGGAGTTACTTCCAGCTAGTTGGATTGCAGGTTATACAGGCTATTCACGAAAGAGAGATGGATTTGATGGAGATATCCGTATCATTGCAGACAATGGTAGGATTGATACAGAAGCTATCAGCGAACTTGCTATGCACGGAAACAACTCTGTTGACTTTGAAGCTCTTAAACTTCTAGCAGAAAAACCAGAGCCAAGACTTTGGGTTAGCGACCAACAAGTCATTGGTGTTGATGAAGAAGGTTATCCTTGTACATTAGCAACAGACAAACTTAAAGAGATAGAAAGGTTTGTATTATTGAATAATATTATACCTATCAATGATATTGATATGGTAAAGAAGGTAGCTAAACAGCTATCAGTAAAGAAATAATCTAGTCGCTCTCTCTTCTAGAATATTTCTGCCGTGTAAAATAGGCGAGTGTTTCGGCACTCGCCTATTTTTTTTATTTTTTTCTTATGCATATGCATATGCATTTATTTCAAATATCCTTGCAATTAAAACACAATCACGATATGATTACCTTATGACAGATACAAATAAAGAACAGGTAATTGAAAATCTTATTTCCAATGCTACTCAAAAGACTAGGGGTGGTATGGACACTTGGCTAAATCGTATGCCGAAAGAAGCAATTCCTTTTATAGAAACACTAGCAGACAGGGTTGAAAATCACGGACAAAAGGCTAACGCACGAGTTGTTGCTGAGATACTAGAAGAACAATACGACTTCACAGTATCACGCAGTAGAGTACGAGTGTGGCTAGTAGATTTAGAGAAACGCTATGCCCAAAAAAATTGACACGGAACTAGCAAAGCTGATAGCTGAAGCTGAAAGCGATAAGATAAAAGATTTAAAAGATACTAATGCAAGATTACTCAAACAGATTGACAAACTCAAAGATAAGAAAGCCGATATGGTAGAAGCCGTATTTTCTGGTGCTAGAGATGGTATGAGAACGCTTGAATTTCCAGATATCACAACTCCCAAACTCAAACACAAACCAAAAACCCAAACTGAAATTTGTGTCCCATTGCTCTCTGATATCCAACTCGCAAAGAGAACCCCAGACTACGACACTGCTGTTGCAGAGGTACGAGTAAGAAGGTATGCAGAAAAGATAGTTAAACTTACAGAAATACAAAGAGCTACACATAATGTAGATAAATGTGCAGTACTTGCATTGGGTGACATAGTTGAGGGTGAACTCATATTTCCAGGACAGTCACATTTAATAGACAGTTCTTTGTATAGACAAGTTACTGTTGATGGTCCAAGAATATTACATACATTTCTATCTATCTTGCTAGAAAATTTTAAAGAAGTAGAAGTATATTGGGTAATTGGAAATCATGGAGCTTTAGGTGGTAGGTCTAGAAGAGACTACAATCCTGAGACAAATGCTGACAGAATGTTAGGAAAAATTCTTCAAACAATGTTTGCAGGGGAAAAACGAATCAAGTTTATTATCCCTGAAGGTGTTGACAACCACTGGTATACAGTTGCAAGACTTGGTCCAAAAGCCAAGTTTTTTTGTTTTCATGGAGATAATATTCGTGGAACAATGGGTGTACCTTTTTATGGTTACAACAAAAAAATACTGGGCTGGAAAGCTCTTGCATCACAAGGATTGATGGAAGACTTCACACACGCAGTCTGTGGACACTATCACACACCTACATCTTTGTACATCAATGATGTTCGTGTATGGGTAAATGGTTCTACAGAAAGTTATAACAGTTATGCACAAGAACAGTTAGCAAGTATGGGTAGACCTTCACAATTTTGTTTATTTGTGAAACCTACAAAAGGAGTTACTGCTGAGTATCTTGTGAACTTGGAGGAATAAATGAATGATACAAAAGTAGTTGCTGTTGAATTTGCAGGGGTTGGTAGTATACCTCAGTTTATTGTAAAAATTAATGGCAAGTATGAGTACATACCAGTAAAACTTGGTGTGAATCCTATTGATTCATTACAAGAAGAAGAATAAAAGCTAATACAAAAGGAGAGTGGAATGGCGAAATTCAACTTAGACGACTATGAATTAGTCGAAGATAGATTAAAAAAATATTGGAAAGATAATCCTGAAGGTATGATTAGTACAAATGTTGTACACATAACTGAAGATGGAACTTGTGTAACAATCAAAGCAGATGTTACGGACAATAATGGAAGGCTTGTAGCTACAGGTATTGCTCAAGAGACCAAAGGCGATGGATTTGCAAACACTACATCTTGGATGGAGAACTGTGAAACATCTGCAATAGGTAGAGCATTAGCTAATTGGAAGTATCAAGGAAGTAAAAAGGCAAGACCGAGCCGTGAAGAGATGGCAAAAGTCCAGAGAAATTCA